AAACCATTATTAAAACCAGAAGTAAATGAATCCTCAAGTATCTGACGCTCATAAGCCATCTGAGTTATTTCCTCATTTACCTCTTCATCAGTGAGACCTCTCCACTTCTTCATATAGGCTTTCTTGGACATTACATTACTCTCAACCTCAGCTATATCCATAGTCTTTTCTTCCTGTTCATCTTCAGGTAATGGAGTATTAGCTAATACCTCAACCTCATATGGTACCATTACTATCTTTTCAGATATATAATCTTTTACACAATTGGGATATGCTATAGCTCCACCGATAATAATATCAGCAAGCTTCTGTAATGCAGGTCCCCATACTGACATCTTCTCAGTACATCTTACTATTAACGGCCAATATATAGCCTTCAATGCTTTACCAGTAGTAATTATACCAGCCAATGTATCATTTGTGATATTTGGAATATCAAGTAATTCATAACCACTGGTTTTCATTCTATCCAAAGTAGTCTTTAATGCTTCTGAATAATGCATAGCCGGCTCTAATAAACCAACCTCAGTTTTAGGATTTTCAAGATTTTGGTCTGAACCTAAATCCCATAATGCACCAGCAGCAGTTGATAAATTCTTTGTACTTGAATCTATCATATCCACAACATACTTTGTAGGGTTCATTGATTTTCTCAATGCATCATTATCAGCATTTGATAATTTAGTATACCATAACTCTGTGTCCATAAGAAGCTCTACTTCAGATTCTCCATAAAGCTCATTTGAAAGACCATCATTTATAACTACCACTGCAGGAATAAAATCTAATTTAAGTTCCTGCTTTTCAGTTACCGTTTCAATTAACTTAGCTGAACCATCATAGATATACTCCTCAATATATACCTTACCATCAATAATTTCAAAACGCTTTTTGAATATCCTTTTATCAGATAAACTTAAGCTATCCTTAATAACAGAGAAGCTAACAAATTTAGAAAGTACTCCATTTGAATTTGGTAACAACTCATATATGAACTGGGTTGATTTTAGGAATGTAATAGTTACACCGGTATCTTCATTGAAATTTACCACACATGCAACTCTCTTTCCTATAAAACAATCCCTTGCTGCTTTTAATAGAATATTTGAGAAGCTATTCTTTGAAAGAACAGTAGTAATCAAATCATTCATATTAGTAAGCATTTTCTTATTGTCAATAAGGTCTACACCAGTATCACCCTTTGGATTGATTACTATATCAGGCTGATTTGCAAATAAGAATCTTGCCTCCTTATTTATCAGACTGTAAGCCAGTTTATATTTCATTCTGGCTGGTACATAATCACCATTAGTTCCCTCTGGTATAAACTCCTTACCACGTTTATAAATCTTATAGTATTTACAAATCTCATTGAACTCCTGGCGAATCATATCAAAACCTTTATCAACCTCTTCTCTTAAAAGAGCATAGGGTATTTCCCTATAAACCTTGATTGATTCAGTATCTTCACCAATGAGTTCAATTTCTTTTTGTTCCTCATCTTTAACTACATACCGTTCTCTCATAAGTAAACTCCTATATTACTTCTTTCATCTTGGCTTCTGATTTAGGACCATATATACCGTCAACTGATAAACCATAAACTCTCTGCCATGCCTTAAGAGCAGCTTTAGAAGCTTTACCAAATATTCCGTCGACAACAAGTCCACAACCAAACTTATTGAGATTCTGCTGTAATAATTTAACATTATCCCCTTTACTACCATATTTAATAGTAGCTTTAGCTGCCTGCATCTTTACTATAACTGGTGTATTAGATGGAGCAGGTTTAACCGTTCCACCATTCAATCTTTTATTTACCTCAGCAGCTATACTACCATGTAAATTATAAAGATAATCACCAGGACAAGCCTTAGCTTTAAACCATCTGTGAACCGTCATATTCTGAATATTAACCTGTCCTATAAGCTTCTTATCAGCTTTCCAACGTAACCCATTATTGAGTTTTGGATTTCTCTTACAAATATCAACCAAAAGGTTTATAAGAGATTCAATAGCCTTACTTGATACATGATAACCGGTTTCTTTTCCACCGTCATTAGCTACCTCAATAGTAATAGCCCTTGCATCATTAGCCTTATTACTTGTACACCAACTACGATATTCCTCAGGTACAAAGCAACCAATATTACCAGCTGAATCAATACCATAATTTGAAGAAGCACCTTTTGATTTTCTGGCAAACATATTACCGAGAGCTTTGACAGTACAATTACCATCAGTAACATGTATACTAGCTGTATCTTTCGTGGTATTACATCTTGATTTATTCGGACTGATTACTATTACCGTCGCCAATGGACTGATTATCGACATCCTCATCTACCTCCACAAATTCTTCTCCATTAAAATATTCAAATTCAGTTGCTTCTTCAACTACAGGTAAAGTATTCTCAATATCAGTAATTAACATAATATCACTCCTTACTTACCATCATCAGTAGTAGTATCAGATAATAGATTACTCTCATCACTTATTATCATATCACCACTAATTACAGTACTATTACCAGCATCAGCCAATCCCTCTCCAATAATATAAGCTATAACAGTAGCACCAGCAATTATAAGTGCAGATACCTGAGCGGCTTCACTATTAGTTCCACCAAGTGCTATTATAAGCATTGTAACGAAATTAGCTATTGCTAACCATAATTTCCTACTTGTAAGTTTTCTTGCCCAATCTATTTTATTCATATTCTGCAAGTTCATACTCCTTTCTATTTGACATTGTCCAATTTCCACCATCTTTACTATTGAACATCTTATCCTTTACATCTGCAACAGTAACAGTATCTAAAGCATACCATATTGCTGAAAATGTATGCGGGTCAATATTAAATTGGTCATAAATTGTTTTACCCTGTTTATCCTTTTTGTAAGTTAATGGAGCAAGCTCCTTTATTACGTTCTTACATTTAGGACTTACTATGATTTTTCTAAATCTCTTTACCTTCCTGGTATTACTTAATCGAGATTCTGCAAACTTATTACGACATGCTCTACAGAGGAAACCTACTTGCTGATAATATTTTATAGCTTTCGGGTCTTCATTATCACACACAATCTGTTTATACATTCCCTCTGAATAATAAAAATCCAAACGAGTTCGTAATGCTTGCATTTTAGGATGTTGAGCAAATTCCATATCTGTTAAATGATTAGCATATATCTCATCCCAAATATACAATATAGAATTTTCAGTATCTACGGACATACTTACTACGGCATTGTAACTATCTTCAAAACCAAAATCGAATCCGAAATACTGGTTCTTAACTCCAAGTTTCTCAATAGCATTTTTAAATCTTGTAGCATCCTTTGCTACTACTAATTGAGGAAGTACTCTTGTACCACTAGCACCAAATCTACCCCACCTTGCTACCATATATAATGGATAGTCATAGTTTTTCAAATCTTCAAGACGCTTTAAATACTGCCAAGGTAACCAAGGGTTTACATCTGGTGTACTATGATGATAATAAATACCATTTTTGATTATGTTTTTCTTCTGATAAAACTTTTCTTCATCCATTATTACATGTTCAAATCCCTTATCATCAGTATGTACGAAGAATCTATCATATACCCAGTTCTCTCTATTGATTGGGTTACAACTCAATATAAAATGCATACTAACATTTGGGGTACGAATACGTCCAAGAAGCTCTTGGTAAGCTTCAGGTGTTACTTCTGAACACTCCTCAATCCATACTATACTTACACCATTTATGGATTTTACTTTTTCTGGGTCATCCAAACCCTTGAATAGTATTTCCGAACCATTAGGAAATTTTATTCTCAACGGGGATTTAGCTGCAAGGACTTTTGTTTTTGTTTTCTTAAACTCAAAATAGTCATTACAGAGTAAATCCATATCTTCTAATATCTCTTTAAATAGGTCATAGCAACTATCATATATAGTATCAAAGACCTGTCGGACTACTAATACTTTTCTTTTTTGTTCCAAACAAGCTAGTATCAACTTAAATGCTATATGATAACTCTTACCACTACCATATCCACCTATCAAAAGGTACTGTTCATAATCCCAGTTAAAAACGAAATCTTCAAATGCCGGACTTACTTGTTTTGTAATTTTCTTCACGCCATCTTTTCGATTTACTATATTGGCCATTTACTCATCAACGCCTTCCCAAACTTCGTCACCAGCTTCACTCCAATCTTCTTCATTATTTTCAGCTAGTTCTTTCTGTTTCTTTTCTTTTTCTTTTTCTATCTGCTCTTTACTTTTCTTCCTTAAGGTAATTTCCTTTTCCTCAGTTTCACCATTCTCAAATTCTGCTGGCTTTACACCTGTATCTTTGCTCTCATTACCAGAAGCTCTCTTAACTGTAATCTCAATACTGGAATCTTCTTCCATATCATCAGTAAGGCTTTTCTGAACATTCATATTACGCCACTTGTCTTTCTGCCTGTTGTATAACCAAGTCTGAATAGCAGTAACGTTTGGAGCATATTCTTTCTCAAGTACTTCTTTCTGAGTTTCAACTACCTTTCCATATCTCATTAAAGTAGTTACCTTTACCTCTTTGGTAGTGAAACCCAAAGCGGATTTCAATAATGCATTTTCAACTTTGTAATCTACACACTCTTTACTTTCAATCAGTGCCTGGTCAAATTCTTCAATCTCATTTCTTGCTTCCTTAAATACTTTTAGTGAGACACCAATCTTATCAGCCATTTCTTGGAAACTATAACCATCACGATACCAGCATTTTATCATAAAAATACTATTATCACGTTTGAGAAACTTTCTCATTCTTTCCATTCCGTCTTTTTCACTAAATCTATCACCAGGCTTATTAGCAGTATTTCTAATACTATATTTATTAGTTTTACTAGCCATTTCAATACTCCTTTCTATTTTATATTATATCACATAAAGAAATATTTGTCAATATTTATTTTAATAATATTTTAATACCATAAATACTAATAATACTAATTACTATAATACTTAATACTAATAATCTATATTATTATATAATACCATAATAATAAGATATTATATATTATATTATTATATAATAATATATAGGGGGTTAATAGTTATGGTTATCAGTGTAAAGTAATGTAAAATTAAATAGTTATAGTTTTATATTGTAGGTTACTATATGTTATTACAATTTTACTACTAGTTGTTGTAGGGGGGGTAGTAGTAGTTATTGCAAGTTGCTATTATATTGCAATTTTTTACTAGCATGACAGGTAGATACCAGCCGTAGGGCATAAAACTATGGGGATAACTCCTATCCCCAACTTTGAGATTCAGATAGGAAAGAGAGAGAATTTTTTTGATTTTTTCTTTTCTTTTCTCTCTCTTTCCTCTTTCATCAGATTAGATTATTTTTTCTATCTCTTTTTCCATTCGGAAGAAATCTCTTCATAATCCTCCTTATCATTCCGATAAATCATCTCTCTTCCATTCTTCGGGAATTTCCATATTTCAATCCTATTGAAATTCTTCTTCGGAAAGAATATCATTCTATAATTGATATCATCTATTTTCTGAGATATTATCTTATATGATGATTTCCTGGATTGATGGAATTGAAATTCCTTTTTTCCTTTTTTCTCATCTATCCTATATGATATCTTATTCTCTCCAGATTCGATATATTTTCTCTTTTCCTTGATGATTTCCCCATTCTGATTTTTATATTCTTTCTCGATTTCCTTGATGATTCCCATCTCCTCAAATTCTTTTTCTTTTTCTTCGGAAAGATAAAGGATTCCATTCTCTAATTGATATTCCTTCTTATTCCCCCAAATATCCCCGATTGAGATTATAGATTTCCCTTTTTCCTCTTTTCTGATTTCCTCTAATTCCTTTGATGAATAAAATCTGATTTTTTTATTCGGAAGAGATATTTTTTATCCCTTTCCTCTCTCCCTTTGATGATTATATTATCTCAAAATCTATCTAATAAATCAATATCAAAAATATCCAAAAAAATCATAAATTTTTTATGAATTTTTGATAATTGATTTTTCTTCGGAAAGATGATAAGATAGAATCATCAGAAGAAAGGAGATATCAATCATGAATAAATATGATAGAATATTAAAATCATTATCCGAAGAAGAAAAAGAAAAGATATATCAAGGAATCATCATCATCAATAAATATTATCATTTTTCATTATCCGAAGAAAATAAGATTGAAATATATGATTTCAAAAATGAGAGATATCTTCATCATCCATCAAATTAAGATTTTTATTTATTTTTTCTCCCGATTTATTCGGGAGATTTTTTTTTATTTATTCGGAAGATTTTTTCTCATTCATTCGGAAGAAAAGAAAAAGGATTAAAAGTCGATTTAATTTTTTTCTTCTGGAGAAATTCAAAGTTTTATTTAATGTCGATTTAATTGTCAAAAAGTCAAAAAGTTAAATCCAAAGTTAATTTGTTAAAAAGTCAAAAAGTTAAAAAGTCAAGTTGTAAAGTCAAAAAAGTCAAATTAAAAGTCAAAATAACATCGTATAATTGCTATACTAGCTACTTTATTAACTCTATTACTATTGCTACTGGTCTGGTTTGTTGTCCCGCCGCTTCCGTCCGTGTAATGTACCGGCATTGCCCCGTGGTCACCCGCCCGGCTTCCGCCGCATTGTCAATTGGCTTCCTCTCCGACATATTCTATATTGTTATATCTATATTTAACTATATCTTGCGACAATATGAAATGTCACACATCCAACTTTCTTATTTTATTAACCTTAATAAATCAGATTATTATAAGTTATTAACTATATCTTGTAAACTTTATATATAATCCTAACTTTATAATCTATATTTAACTTTTATATTTATATATCTTATTTAAACTTAATTCCTAAAACCTTTCTGGTTTTCAAAACCCTTTTGGCAAACATTATTTCCTAAAACCTTTTGGCTTTTTATTTTTGACAATTTTAATGGGCCACCTTTCGGTGACCCAAATCAGAAAAGAGACGAACCTTAGGATAATGTCATTTCATATTCTTTAGCTTAGGGGCCTTGGTAGGTCCGCTGAGGTTCGTTATTTTATTAAACCTATATTTCATTAACCCGGATATTAAAGGGGCTTTATTTAATCAACATTTGATAAACAATATATCCAAAAATCTATATGTTCCTGTAAGTGACCATTGAGAAATAAGTCCTCTAAGTCAATTAACCACCATACGAAGTTATCAAATAATTCAATATTCAGAAAGTCCTGTATATCAAAAACCATATTCCAAAATGTCATTCCCATAATCTTATGACTCCTTTCTTCACTTTTAGAAATATTGTGGTAAACCTAATACTGAAGCTAAGAAACATCTTTTCTCATTAACATATTCTTTAAAGTTCACATTTTTATATTCTCTGACTTTATAATCATTTTTATATTCTCTGACTTTATGATTGTCATTCTCATAACTTTCTTTCATCATTTCGATAACATCTTCTATTGTTTCCTCTGATGATAACATCTTCTTGATATAATAGATGTTTACCATAAAACTCTTTTCTGACTTTTTCCATTCCATGTTCATAATGTTCTCCTTTCTCTAAAGACTTTTTATTTTATATATTCAACATATTCTTCGGGAATCTCTATGGAACATTCTCCATATTCCGATGTTAATTGAACATTATATATTTTAAACATCTCTGAATAAACCCAATCTATAATATTAATGTTCTCATTTCCTTTCAAAGTTATCTCAATGTTTTCTTCCTCAAATCTGAATGTCATATCTCTTTTTAATTTCATTATTATAATGTCTTATCCTCTCTTTCTGATTTTGATTTCCTTTGATGATTAAAGAATATCAGAAAAAAGGACATTTTTCAATAGATTGTCGAAATTAAATTAACATTTAATTGACAATTTTTATTTCTTAACTTTTTATTTAACTTCCTCTATGGACTTTATTATAAACTCATCAGTTAACATTATCTCGTGCCATCTGTTTCTAACATCTGATTTTGAAGTTCCATAAACTTTTCTTCTCATTGTGTCAAATCTATAATATCTTGAATAATATGTCACGATAAATGTTTTAACTTTATTATCTCTCATATCTCTTACCTCAAATAATGTACATGAATAATTGCTACTAGCTACTTTTTATTAACCCTAATTCTTATTAACCCTCATAGGTCTGCCATGCCACAAGCAATGTGTCCAAATATTTATTATATGTTTCTACATCTTTTATTTCAACTTTATATTTATCAAAGTTACACATCATGTAGTCATATTTTTCATCATCATCTATGACATCCATAACTGAGGTATTTGTCACCACAAAATCTTCATCATTGAAGTCCTCAGGTGTCTTAGCCCATTTATAGTTAGATATGGAGTCATTACAGAATATGTATTCACCATTATCTAATTCAACTTCAATGAATTTATCATAACCATTATCATCATCTTTAACTTTTATATTTTTAATTATCATAGGGACTCCTTTATTTTCTAAAACCTTTCTGGCAACTTTTATTCCTAATAACTTATTGGCATCCGTCTTTTAGTCTTTCAAAGAATATGTCACATTCTTCATTATCGAACTCTCCGTCTGTTGTTACAAATCCAAGTTCATCAGCCAAAAGGAAACCCATTTCTATAAGTTCCTTTGCTTTCTTAATCTCTGAATCACTTATCTCTATGTCCTCACCATCTGCAACCCTACATAGGGTGTCATAACAATCTTTAAAATCTTCCAAAGTATTT